ACAAACATGCCTCGCTGACGCGGGGCTTTTTAATGCGCATCGCACGCGCACATCAAAGAAAGTCTTTCAGCTGTGAGCCTGGGCAAACCGTTAACTTTCGGCGGCTTTGCCGTGCGACAGGCTCACGTCTAAAAGGTAATAAAATGAGCGGGCTTGTAAAAAATGCAGGTAAAACCTGTTCTGTTGTTTCATGTGAACGACAAGCGCACTGCAAAGGCATGTGCCAGATGCATTATCTGCGACTCTATAAGACTGGCTCCCTTGAAGCTAAAACCCCGGTCGACAGATTGAGAAGCAAGTATTTGGTTGATGAAAAAACCGGATGCTGGAATTGGCTTGCATACATAAATCCAGACGGATATGGAATGTTCAAGCATAAGGGAATGATGACCCTGGCCCACAAAGCCAGTTATGAACTACTGGTTAAGAATGTTCCTGATGGATTTGAACTTGATCACGTCTGCCATAACCGAAAGTGTGTCAACCCAAAACACCTAAGAGTAGTAACGCACACAGTAAATGTTTGGAACCGAATAAAGCCTTTGAGCTCGACTGGTGTGATGGGTGTCTCAATCAGGGAAAGCGGAAACTACAGGGCAAGACTGACAAGGAATGGCGATATCATTTTCCAAAAGGAATTTGAAACATTATCAGAAGCAACGGCTGCGGTTGAAAAAGCACGTTGCGAATTTGAGGGCAAATAATGGACGTCATTGTTGATGGGGTTCCTTATGTCCGCGCCGATAGCGTTTCTCACAATAAAATCGGGATCGCGATAACTACGCATAACAGGCCGCAGGTACTCGTAAATTCACTTGAGCAACATCGTAAACATTTACCTACCGGCGCTGTGGTATTCGTCATCGATGACGGGTCCAGCCCTCCAGCAAAAGTACCGGATTGGTGCAAGTTAATCCGGCACGATAAGTCACTTGGGATTGTTGCATCGAAAAATGCCAGCCTTGAATGCCTTATGGACTCAGGATGCGAACATTTATTTTTGTGGGATGACGATGCGTATGCCATCGCTGATAACTGGCATCTTCCCTACATCAAATCACCCGAGCCACATCTGGCTTACCAGTTTCTCGATCTGGCTGGCCGCAACAAGTTGAATGACCTTTCGGTGCTTTACCGTGACGATCAGCATGTGGCGTATACCGGGCAGCGCGGCGTGATGCTGTATTACCACCGCAGCGCCATCGAGAAGGTTGGCGGATTCGATCCTGTATACGGTCGCGGCATGTACGAGCATCCCGATCTGGCGCTACGCATTCACAATGCCGGGTTATCGACCTGGGCGTTCGCTGATGTGGTCGGCTCTGAAAAGCTGATTCACTCAATGGATGAGCACGAAGAGGGCACGCGCTCAATTCCCCGGCCTGACCGTGAAGCACTGGTGAAACGCAACGTTGGGATATTCAACGCCAGACGCGATAGTGGTTATACCGGATTCGCGTCATACGGTACCAATCCGAACCTGGTGATTACGACGCTGCTCACGAACCAGCCAGACCCACAGCGCGCCGGGAAGATGAAACCCGACCCGCAGGCTCTGCAGGCTTGGGCAGACTCAATATCCGGCGCGCTGCCGATTGTCCTGGCTGACGAATTAAAAGAGTCGCCGACTGGTGCCGGCCTGTTTGAAGTTCCGCTGGTGAACATGAGCCCTTACTTTGCTCGCTGGCTACACATCTATCAGTTTCTGCGTGCGCATCCTGAGTATCATCTTGTTTGGTGTACGGACGGTACTGACGTCGAAATGTTGCGAGAGCCATGGGCAGAAATGGAGCCGGGTAAAATTTACGTGGGCTCAGAGCATAAGACGTATGCCGACGAATGGATGAGGGTCAATCACCACGGCAGTGCATACCGACAATTTCTGGAGCGGCACCGCGACGAACCTTTGCTGAATGCTGGTCTGCTTGGTGGCAGCCGTGAGGACGTCATGGAGTTTGCACACCGGATCATCCGCCTTTACTACCGGATAGAGAGCCATCGCTTCTGGAAGATGGAGACAGCACCCGCAACGCTGGTGGATATGGGCGCGTTCGGTATGGCTGCAAAGTCATTCGGTGATCGAATCGTCACAGGCCCTAAGGTTCACACCATCTTCAAAACTGACGGATTTGGTAAGGAGGCCGCATGGTGGAAACACAAGTGAAGTTTGTTGTGGTTGGCCATCACTCGCGCATAGGTCATGCGCAACGACTTGCCTCGCTGCTGGATGCTCATCTGCTTATTGATGACGGTAACCGCGGCGCGAACTGGAATCATCGTCGCGCTATCGAATGGGCTGCTGAGCAACCTTGCCGGGTAGTGGTGTTGGAAGAAGACGCGCTTCCTGTGCAGGGCTTCACCGATAAGGTAACTGAATGGCTGGTGCGCTTCCCTGACGACATGCTGAGCTTTTATCTCGGTACCGGCCGACCGCCGCAGTATCAGAAAGAGATTGCCGGAATGCTGGTGGATGCGGATCGCGTCTGTGGTGACCACATCGTATTAAGCAAACTGATTCACGGCGTATGTTATAGCCCTCCTCGGGGAAGTTTGGCGCGCATGCTCAGTACATGGAACAAAACGCTGGCAGCTGATTACGCTGTCGGTGAGGCATTCGGTGGTCGGGTGATTTATCCGTGTTACTCGCTGGTGGATCACGCTGACCTCCAGACGGTTGAGCGTCACCCTGACAACGAGCCGAGGACAGAACGCCGCCGCGCATGGAGGCTGGCATAAGCTGTTGTTTATCCCATCCTTCCTCACTTTGAGCACCGTTACGCATGGAGACTGTCATGAACAAAGAGCCCCGCGTATATGGCAGCCGATGGGATAAGGCCCGTCTGCGTTTCCTGCAGCAGCACCCACTATGTGTGATGTGCGAGCAGCAGGGGCGGATTACCCCAGCAACGGTGGTTGACCATATCGAGCCCCACAAACTCAAAGATGCGCTTAAGTCAGGTAACCCGCTGGCCATATCGAAAGCACAGCTCCTGTTCTGGAGTAAAGAGAACTGGCAGCCACTGTGTAAAGCGCATCATGACTCAACGAAACAGAGGATGGAGAAGAGCGGCGCGGTAATAGGCTGTGATGCCAACGGCTACCCGCTCGATCCTGCGTCTCACTGGAGTAAGTAATGACACAAGACCAGCAAACCATTCTGATGTTTAAGGGTCTGATTGCCTCACTGCCTGAAGAAACCCAGGCGAAAGTTAAACAGGCTGAGAATGCTATTCGCCAGCTACTGGCCGATTACCCTGATGGTGAGGCGGTGATTGCGCTGGGTCTGGTTGGTGCCGAGCTGCAATGCGATGGCCTCGAACATGTAAACAAGTGAAATCATTTCATTTGCAACTATATCAAATGAGAATGAATCGCATCAGGGGTAGGGGGGGGATCAAATCTTCAAAACCTTTGCCCCAAATGACCGCCGCCAAAGTTTGATTTTAACGCTAACCCGATTTTTTTAGTTTTAAGGTGTTGACATATGGCAGATAAACGAACCCGTTCCGACAGTTCGGCGGCAGCGGTTCAGGCCATGAAAAATGCAGCAGTGGACACCATCGATCCTCCGTCCCATGCAGGTTTGGAAAAAAAAGCCGAACCATTCTGGCATGACAATATCAGATCGAAAGCTCTGGACAGCTGGACGCCGGCCGACCTTCTTGCCGCCGTAGAACTGGCAAATAACCAGCTCTATCTCACCGTTTTACGCAGAGATTTGCGTAAAGAAGAACGCGCGCGCGGTGAAGCGAGAAATGAGGCACTGATTAAAAACCTCCGCAAACAAATTCCTGATTTGCAGCGAACTATCCTTGCTCAGCGCCGTGACCTGCAGATCCATTCCCACGCAACCAACGGTGAAAGCCGCGACCAGAAGAAACGCAATCAGAATGATCGTGATGCACGAAACACGAAAAACGAGCATCAGGGCCAGGACGACAACCTGATCGCCTTTCCCAAGCACGGATAAAAGACTATGACGCGAGGTGAGCGTGTAATAGCGTTCATCGAGCGCTATTGCATCGTGCCGGAAGGCAAGCTTATCGGTCAGCCAATGAGGCTGGACCCCTTTCAGAAAGAATTCATCCTGGCGGTTTACGACAATCCAGCCGGAACGGATATGGCGATCCTCAGCATCGCACGAAAAAATGGGAAGACAGGCTTAATCGCCGGAATCCTGCTGGCACACCTGGTAGGGCCAGAAGCGGTGCAGAACACGCAAATTGTCAGCGGTGCACTTAGCCGGGAACAAGCGGCCATCGTTTTTAATCTCGCGGTGAAGATGGTTAACCTGAACCCCAGTCTGCAGGAGATAGTGCACATTACGCCGAGCGGCAAAAAGTTGATCGGTCTGCCGTGTAACGTCGAATACAAGGCTTTATCCGCAGAAGGTAAGACGACGCACGGCCTTTCCCCCATTCTGGCCATTCTCGATGAAACCGGGCAGGTTAGGGGGCCGCAGGATGATTTTATCGATGCAATAACTACCGCGCAGGGGGCCCATGAAAACCCGCTGCTGATTGTTATCAGTACGCAGGCAGCAAACGATGCTGACCTGCTGAGCATCTGGATTGATGATGCGGTCAAATCGAAAGATCCGCACATCGTGTGCCACGTTTATGAAGCGCCAAAGGACGCTGATATCAGTAAACGCGAGTCCTGGCTGGCTGCGAACCCGGCACTGGGAACATTCAGGTCAGAAAAAGACATGGCGCGCCAGGCCGAGAAAGCAGGCCGAATGCCAAGCTTCGAAAACACCTTCCGAAATCTCAACCTCAATCAGCGCGTGTCTACCGTATCGCCGTTTATCTCCCGCAGCGTGTGGGAGCTTTGCGGAGAGATGCCGATTAACACCCCGAGGAAGTGGTACGCGGGGCTGGATCTGTCAGCCAGGAACGACTTAACGGCGCTGGTTATCGCTGGTGAAGCAGATGATGGTATCTGGGATGTTTTCCCCTTCTTCTGGACACCGCAAAAGACTCTTGAAGAGCGAACCAAAACGGACCGCGCACCCTATGACGTTTGGGTGAGAGAAGGGCTGCTGCGCACTACGCCAGGCGCTTCGGTGGATTACTCATTCGTCGTTGCGGATATCGCAGAAATTATCGGTGATTTCGACCTTACCTCGATGGCTTTTGACCGCTGGCGCATTGACCAGTTCAGGAAGGATGCCGATGCCATTGGGCTGAGCCTCCCGCTGGTCGAGTTCGGCCAGGGCTTTAAGGATATGGGGCCAGCTGTAGACACGCTGGAGTCTCTGATGCTTAACGGGCGCGTGAGGCATGGCATGCACCCCGTATTAACGATGTGTGCTGTGAATGCGGTGGTGGTGAAAGATGCTGCTGGCAACCGCAAGCTCGATAAGTCCAAAGCAACAGGCCGTATTGATGGCATGGTCGCAATGACAATGTCCGTTGGTGCTGCTAATGGGGAAGTTACCGAACAGGGTGGTGACTTCGATGACTTCATTTTCCGACCGCTGAGCATGTGATGGAAGAACCTAAATACACGATTGACCTGCGAACCAATAACGGCTGGTGGGCAAGGCTGCAGTCCTGGTTTGTCGGCGGGCGTTTAGTCACCCCAAATCAGGGCTCACAAACGGGGCCCGTTTCGGCCCACGGACACCTGGGCGATTCATCCATTAACGATGAACGGATACTGCAAATTTCGACGGTGTGGCGCTGCGTGAGCCTGATTTCAACGCTCACCTCATGCCTCCCGCTTGACGTTTTTGAAACCGACCAGAATGACAACCGCAAAAAAGTGGGTTTGAGCAACCCGCTGGCGCGACTGCTGCGCTACTCACCGAATCAGTACATGACAGCCCAGGAATTCAGGGAGGCCATGACGATGCAGCTCTGTTTCTACGGTAACGCGTATGCACTGGTGGATCGCAACAGCGCGGGTGACGTGATAAGCCTTCTCCCGCTTCAGTCTGCCAATATGGATGTGAAACTCGTGGGAAAAAAAGTGGTTTATCGCTATCAACGCGACAGCGAATACGCCGACTTTTCGCAGAGAGAGATTTTTCACCTTAAAGGCTTCGGATTCACCGGGCTGGTCGGCCTGTCACCCATTGCTTTTGCCTGTAAATCGGCAGGTGTGGCAGTTGCGATGGAGGACCAGCAGCGAGATTTCTTTGCCAACGGCGCCAAGTCTCCGCAAATACTCTCAACCGGCGAAAAAGTGCTGACTGAACAGCAGCGCTCGCAGGTCGAAGAGAACTTCAAAGAGATCGCCGGCGGCCCGGTTAAAAAACGCCTCTGGATTCTGGAAGCGGGCTTTTCCACATCGGCAATTGGCGTAACGCCGCAGGATGCCGAAATGATGGCGTCCCGAAAATTTCAGGTAAGTGAACTGGCGCGATTCTTTGGCGTACCGCCTCACCTTGTCGGCGACGTCGAGAAGTCAACGAGTTGGGGATCGGGCATCGAGCAGCAGAATCTCGGCTTCCTGCAGTACACCCTGCAGCCCTATATCTCCCGGTGGGAAAACAGCATTCAGCGGTGGCTTATTCCTGCTAAGGATGTTGGCCGCATTCATGCTGAGCACAATCTCGACGGCCTGCTGAGGGGCGATTCGGCATCCCGCGCTGCCTTTATGAAGGCAATGGGAGAGGCAGGGCTACGCACCATCAACGAGATGCGACGAACGGACAACCTCCCGCCATTGCCGGGTGGAGATGTGGCTATGCGCCAGTCGCAATACGTGCCGATCACCGATTTAGGAACCAACAAAGAGCCCCGTAATAACGGGGCTTAATTTTTATGGGGGCCGTAATGCCTGAGATCGTAAAAACGCTGTCCTTCGACGAGACAGAAATCAAATTCACCGGTGACGGTAAACAGGGGATTTTTGAAGGCTACGCCTCTGTTTTTAATAACACCGATTCCGATGGCGACATCATTCTGCCCGGGGCGTTTAAAAACGCACTGGCGAACCAGACCCGCAAAGTGGCGATGTTTTTCAACCACAAGACGTGGGAGCTGCCGGTTGGTAAATGGGACAGCCTGGCCGAAGACGAAAAAGGCCTGTATGTGCGCGGTCAACTTACCCCAGGGCACAGCGGCGCCGCCGACCTGAAAGCGGCAATGCAGCACGGTACGGTTGAAGGTATGTCGGTTGGCTTTTCCGTTGCGAAAGACGATTACACCATCATTCCAACAGGCCGCATTTTTAAGAATATCCAGGCTCTGCGCGAAATCAGCGTCTGCACTTTCCCCGCCAATGAACAGGCTGGCATCGCAGCCATGAAAAGTGTCGATGGCATTGAAACGATTCGTGATGTGGAGAACTGGCTGAGGGATTCAGTCGGGCTCACCAAATCACAGGCAGTTGGGTTAATAGCCCGGTTTAAGTCAGCGATTCGGAGCGAGTCCGAGGGCGACGGAAACGAAGCACAAATCAACGCTCTGCTTCAGAGCATTAAATCTTTCCCTTAAAATTTAGGTAATTAATTATGTCTGAACTCGCTCTCATTCAAAAAGCAATCGAAGAATCCCAGCAGAAAATGACCCAGCTGTTCGATGCCCAGAAAGCTGAAATCGAAAGCACGGGCCAGGTTTCCAAACAGCTGCAGTCCGACCTGGCCAAAGTGCAGGAAGAACTGACCAAATCCGGTACGCGTCTTTTCGATCTGGAACAGAAACTGGCTTCCGGTGCTGAAAATCCGGGTGAGAAGAAATCCTTCTCTGAACGTGCTGCTGAAGAGCTCATCAAGTCATGGGACGGCAAACAGGGCACCTTTGGCGCTAAAACGTTTAACAAGTCACTAGGCAGTGACGCTGATTCGGCTGGCTCACTGATCCAGCCTATGCAGATCCCAGGCATCATCATGCCAGGCCTGCGCCGTCTTACCATTCGTGATCTGCTGGCTCAGGGCCGCACTTCCAGTAACGCTCTGGAATATGTGCGTGAAGAGGTGTTTACCAATAACGCCGACGTGGTGGCAGAGAAAGCACTGAAGCCAGAATCGGATATCACCTTCAGCAAACAAACCGCGAACGTGAAGACCATCGCGCACTGGGTGCAGGCATCACGTCAGGTGATGGATGATGCGCCAATGCTTCAGTCCTACATTAACAACCGCCTCATGTACGGCCTGGCACTGAAGGAAGAGGGCCAGCTGCTGAACGGCGACGGTACCGGGGATAACCTGGAAGGGCTGAACAAAGTGGCAACCGCCTATGACACCTCGCTGAATGCCACCGGCGACACCCGCGCTGACATTATCGCTCACGCTATTTATCAGGTGACCGAGTCTGAGTTCAGCGCTTCCGGTATCGTCCTGAACCCGCGCGACTGGCACAACATCGCGTTGCTGAAAGACAATGAAGGCCGCTATATCTTCGGTGGTCCTCAGGCATTCACCAGTAACATCATGTGGGGCTTGCCAGTGGTTCCGACTAAGGCGCAGGCCGCCGGCACCTTTACCGTAGGCGGTTTCGATATGGCCTCACAGGTCTGGGATCGCATGGATGCCACCGTGGAAGTTAGCCGTGAAGACCGCGATAACTTCGTGAAAAACATGCTGACCATCCTGTGCGAAGAGCGTCTGGCGCTGGCGCATTATCGCCCGACAGCAATCATCAAGGGCACCTTCTCTTCTGGCTCATGATGGAGGGGGCGGGGAAACCCGCCCTTTTAACGTATGGCGATAGATGTTCTGGATGTAATTTCCCTCAGTCTGTTTAAGCAGCAGATTGAGTTTGAGGAAGACGACAGGGACGAGCTGATCACGCTGTACGCCCAGGCCGCTTTTGACTACTGCATGCGCTGGTGCGATGAACCAGCATGGAAGGTTGCGGCTGATATTCCTGCCGCCGTTAAGGGCGCCGTTCTGCTTGTCTTTGCTGACATGTTTGAACACCGGACGGCACAAAGCGAAGTGCAGCTTTATGAGAATGCAGCCGCCGAACGCATGATGTTCATTCATCGCAACTGGCGCGGTAAAGCCGAATCAGAGGAGGGCTCCTGATGGAACCAGGACGATTCAGGCACCGGGTAAAAATTCTCACCTTCACGACTTCGCGCGATCCATCTGGTCAGCCGGTTGAATCGTGGACAGGTGGCAACCCGGTCCCGGCTGAGGTAAAGGGGATCAGCGGCAGAGAGCAGCTTTCAGGCGGCGCGGAAACGGCGCAGGCAACGATTCGCGTCTGGATGCGCTTCAGGTCAGAGCTGAATGCCTCTTCTCGTCTGGAAGTGCTCAGCGGCCCGTATAAAGGTCAGGTGCTAAATATCATCGGTCCTCCTGTAGCAAATTCGACCGGCACTCGCCTGGAAATTCTTTGCAAAACGGGAGCTGAAAAATGATTGAGACGAGCCTCGATTTTTCCGGGCTGAATGACATCGCAAAGGATCTGGAGGCGCTTAGCCGCGCTGAAAACAACAAGGTTCTGCGTGATGCCACGCGCGCTGGCGCCGAAGTGCTTAAGGAAGAAGTGATCGCCCGCGCGCCGGTGCGCACCGGGAAACTGAAAAAAAACGTGGTGGTGGTGACCCAAAAAAGCCGCCGCCGCGGGGAAATTTCTTCCGGTGTCCATATTCGTGGTGTTAACCCGCGCACCGGGAACAGCGATAACACTATGAAGGCGAGTAACCCAAGAAACGCCTTTTACTGGCGATTCGTTGAAATGGGTACCGCGAACATGCCTGCACATCCGTTTGTGCGACCCGCTTACGATACTCGCGAGGAAGAGGCCGCCAGCGTCGCCATTGCCAGGATGAATCAGGCTATTGATGAGGTATTGAGCAAGTGAATGAAGATAATATCTACGCCTTGCTTTCTCCCCTGGCAGAAGGACGGGTATATCCCTATGTTGCGCCATTAGGTAGTGACGGTAAACCGTCTGTCTCTCCACCCTGGATTATCTTTTCCATCGTCGATGATGTTTCCGCTGACGTGCTGTGTGGTCAGGCAGAGAGCAGGGTTTCCGTTCAGGTCGATGTGTATTCCACTTCGATCGCTGAATCACGATCCCTGAGAGATTTGGTGCTCGCTTCGCTTGAGCCGTTAACCCCTACAGAGGTGGTAAAAATCCCCGGATACGAGCCAGATTATCGGCTCTACCGTGCCACCCTGGATTTTAAAGTTACCCCCTGACAATTAATTCACCCAACGAACCCGCCTGATGGCGGGTTTTCTTTTTCCAGGAGACAGCTATGTCTGCAC